CACAATGCCAGCAGGCTCCCCCTTGGTGATTTGCCCCAGGAAGTGGCTCTTCAACTGCTGATAGTGATGCTTGATGATTGGCAGGAGTGCATGACCATTGGCCACAGGAATTGGCGGGGGGCCTTTGGGCTTCCCCTTGGCTTTCTTCTGACAGGCCCCACACTGGCAGCCCTTGGCCTGGGCTGGGAAGCCCACCAGGGCCTTGGCCTCATCCTGGGTGATGCTGAGGCTTCTGGCCAGGATGTTGATGGCCACTGCTCTGGGCAGCCCACCCATCACTTGCTCATTCACCCTCAGAATGGCCTCCAAGCCCTTTCCCTGCTCTTCTGGGGCCTCAGATGGCTCAGGGGGCTGGTCTGGGTCATCCCGATCTTGGGGAAGCTCAGGGGGTGCCACTGGTGCGGGCGCTGGTGGTGCTTCTGGCTCATCAGCCTGGGTGGTGTCACCACCATCAACATCATCCAGGCCCAATCTGGCCCTGACCTCATTTTGGGAAACAAGGTTGGCAGTGATGGCAGCCTCCCAAAGCACATTTTCAGCCTGCTCTTTCTCAAGCTCATAGTTGGCATCAGTTGGGATGACCTCTTCAAAGGCAAAGAAGGTGTCATCCTCATAAAGAGGCACAAGATACTTGTTGATCTTCTTGGCAATCAATGTGAGGTCTGGGTCAACTGCCTGTCTGGCATGAAGCTCAATACTTGTCTCAAGGTTGGAATACTTGGGGTCAGAGTCAAGCAAGGCAACTGGTGTATGAAGTGCATTGCAAATAGCGGTCTTCAATTCCTCATTGACCTTGAGGGGGCCAAGGTCTTCTGGGCTGTAACTGACTGGTTGGAATTTAACAGCTTGGTCAGTGACCAATACCCCACCATTGCCACCACCCCGAAATTTATCCTTGAAAGCCTTCTCAAGCCTATCCAGCTTGGTGCTGTCAATGTTCTCAGTCTGGGCAGCAAGAATGCCATCAATCCTGGCTCTATTGTTCAAAAGCCAAGACTGCCACTCATTGAATTTACTGGCCAAAGAGGTCTTGATGAAAGCTGACCTGAGTGGGGAGTCACCACCACCATAAGGGTCAGCAGGGGCAGGATATCTAAAGTCAATGATGTCACATTTGTCTATCCAGACCTTATCTGCCCTCATTGCAGTATGGGTGCTTGAGCCACTGATATTGCCACCATAGACATTGGTGTAATAATACCCAATGACCTGACCCTCAATATCCCGCTGAGGATACACCCACCAAGGCTTTAAGATTCTGATGCCATAGGGTATTTCTGTCTCATCCCCAGGGTTGTTTCTCTGCAAATGCCAATAGCCTTTGCCCAAAGTCTTGAGGTAAGTGACTGTCAGCCTGATGAAGTCTGTGCTGTCAAGGTCTTCATCCTTGTTTTGCAAGAGGTCAAGCAAAGGGTGTTGGTTAAGCTCCACAACATCAGAAATATCCTTGAAGTGTCTCTTGGCCCTCTTCTTGATAGAGGCTTTCATCTTGGCTTTGATGCTGGGGAGCTTCTTTATCTTCTTTGCCTTTTGGGTGGGGCCTGTGCTTTGCTCTTGAAAGACCCCATACTCAGCACTGGCACAGCAGTTGGCATTAAAGGAAACACAGCTATGCACTGTGTCATTGGTGGTGTAAAGAGCCAGGAGGGCAAAGTCACTGCCAAGGGTGCGGTCATATCCAACACCAGTGCCGATGTCACTGATGCTTTCCCACATGGCTTTTTTCTTTATCTGGTCAAGATTGGATATGGGGGCCTCTTTTGCCAGCTTGGCAAGCTCACTTGCCTTGGTGTCAAAAGGCTGTATCCATTCACTAATAATCTCTTGCTCATTTAGTTCCACTTTTCCCCTTAATCTGTGTCAAGCATCACCATCTTCATAAACCACTCAGCATGGTCAGCAGCCATCTTCCTGGCTTCCTGCTCTGCCCTCGCCTTTGGGTCTGGGCTGGCTTGACCCAGCAATATGGCCCTTGCCAAAGCCTTGGCCTGCTCTTCTGCCTCATTCCCAGGCTCATAAGCCTGATAGGTCAAAGACCTTCCATAATCCATGCCAGTGACTAGGTATCTCATGGCATCCATCATGTGGTTAGCCTTATCTATGGGTGTGGCCTTATAATCCCCAGACCTGTCTTTGGGCCTCATGTACCTTTTTGCCTCATCAACCAAGTGGTCATTGCAGTCAAAGACCTTCATTATGCCTGTGCGAATTCGGGCATTGACCATTTGAATACCCAAGTTGATATCTGGGATTGTCCGCTTGCTGGCAGGAATTCCCCTCTGCCTCAAGGCTGCAATATTGGCCTTGCCACTGCTATCACAGAAGAATTGGTCAATACCCCACTTTTCCTTGAGCCTGATACAGTGCTGGGCAATCTCATCAATGCTTAACCGATTCTCACAAATCTCTTCAACCAGATAGAGCCTGTTATCCTGGCACTCAGCACCAACAATAATGGCACAGGGGTCAGGGTCATAACCCCAATCTATTCCCCCACACACCCTGATTGCTGGATGTCTGGCAAACTCTGCCTTGAAGTATTCAGTGAGGTCAGCCCCAGGGGGTATCTTAATAATGTGGTCTGGCAAATCGGTATAGACCAAGCCATCCAGCTTGGCCACTTCACCTTGATATCTTCTGGAAAACTCAGCAGGGGTCAGGGTCAATCTTTCTTGCTCAAGAAGCTCTTTACCCTCATAGCCAGGATTGATATGGCTTCCCCACTGCCTGACAAAGTATTGGCCATCTGATGACCATCTTTTCCAACTGCCATCAGCCAGCCTTTCAGACTGGTCACACTGGTTGTAAATCTCTTCAATGACCCAATTATCATGGTCAGGGGTGGTGGTGATGAGGATGGGGGCACCCTTGCTGCCTGACCTACTCTTTGTGAATTTCCAAGCCTTGCCAGATATGTCTTTGGCCTCATCCAAGCAGATGGCATCAGCATGGATACCTTCAATACCTTCTGGGTACTCAGCAGACTTCACATGAATCTTGGCCCCACTGGCTGTATGAAATATTTTCTTTGAGTCTTTCCATTCACCCTTGATGGCCATCTTGAGCCTATCAACCAAGTTGGTTGACTCGATTGAAGAGAATGATGGGAGGATGATGAGGAAGGTGCCCTGGGGTTTCTTCTGAATTTGGATGTATAGCCAGAGAGGCAACAAGACTGACTTGCCACCACCAGAGCCAGCCAGGGCTGCTGTGTATTTTGCAGTGCTGGCCAGTATGTCTGCCTGGGCCTTATGCACAGGGTATTGGGGAATGCCCCTAGAGTCTGTGTCACCCCACTTAGCTTTCTTCTCAGCCTCAGTCTGGGCCTTTCTCACTTGTCTTGTTGCTGTCAATTTCCCCCTTCCAAATAACCTTCATTGGCAATGGCCCATACTTCAATTCCAGATAATGGATTGCATTGCAAGCCCTGCATAATGGCTCCAAGTCATCAACTGGCCTCCTGCCAGAAATGATGTCATGGTGCATACAAGTTGAGCTTTTATCAGCCAACTCTTTTCCACCACCACCATTCTTGTGGTTGACCTCCAAGAGCCTAATGTCATCACAGCCACACCGGACACATACAGGATTGATGCTGCCAGAGATTTTGAAAAACAATCTCTTTTTCCTGATGAGATAATTTTTCTTGTATCTTTCCTTCCTCTGCTCATCATTGGCACACCAGTCTTTCAACTGCTTGAAACTGACTGAGCTTCCGGAGGTATATGTTCGGTGCCTTGCATCTTTTCTTTTCCCACAGAATGGGCATTGTGTTATGTTCCTTGGGTCAGTGTTCTCCCAATCAGCACCACAAGCCCTGCATACCAAGTGACTCTTTACCTTTGTTTTCTTCATCCCCTAAGAGAGTGTGGCAATTGTGTTTTTACTTTCCCCACTTCCCCCCCAATTCTCTTGCTGGCAGTTGCAAAGTATTCCTCATCAAGCTCAATCCCAATAAAGCTCCTGCCAGTCTTGAGGGCAGCAACACCAGTGCTGCCAGACCCCATGCAATTATCAAGCACCACTTGGCCTGGGTTGCTGTATGTCTCAATCAAGTAAGACATCAGGCTCACTGGCTTCTGAGTAGGGTGCAAGCCCCTCTCACTCTTAAACCTCAGCACACTTCTGGGGCACCTAGTACCAGGGTTATCTGTTTTGTTTCCCGCAGGGCTGGTGTGGTATCTGTGCAACCCACACTCCTGCCTGCCAGCCTTGTATGGCTTTCCCTTGGTCATCTGGGCATTGAAGGTCATACAGCCCTTGGGGCTGTGGCTGGCAGCCATTGGAGCAAAGACAGCAATATCCTCATGTACCTTTAGAGGCTGGTGCTTGGCATTGAAGAAATTGGTGCCATTATCCTTTTCCCAGACCAAGCAGTATTTGAACCAAGGCAGATTGCTGGCAACCAATGTGCTGGTGAAAGGCTGGCTGGCAGTGAGGATGACTGACCCTTTGGGGGTCAAGAGTCTCTTGTATTGTTCCCAGAGTGCTGGGAGGTCAATGACACTATCCCACTGGTTGGCAGTCTGCCCATAAGGAAGATCGGCCAGGATGAGGTCAATGCTGTGGGCTGGGAGGTCTGCCATTTCTTTTAGACATTCCCCTTTTATCAATCTGTGCAAGCTCCCCCTTCCTCAACTGTGAAAGTGTGGGTGGGCCATCGCCAGGGCTGATGCAACTGCTCAACTGCCAAGCCCCAGAAGTGCTGCTCATATCCCTTTGGCTCCCCAGCCTCCTGCCACAACCAATAAGCCAAAGCCCTGACCCTTTCCTCAGTCACTTCCATCTTCCCCCTTGGTGTCAATCATCAAGACCTCTGGCCTTGGCTCTTCCTCTTGTTGGAAGATGTTGATGCCAACTTGAGTGCCGCCATCAGAGTTATTCTGTATGCCAATCTGGATAGGTGGCCTGCCTGCTAACTCTGACCATTCTTTGAGAGTGCCATAAGGGTCTTCAAGGGCCTTATCCCTCATCTGGGTCATGAATCTACTTTGTACATCTTTCTGGGTAAAGATAAGATTCATTATTTGCATCCACATAGCCCTGACAGTCTCAAGCCTTGGCTCACCAGCATCATCAAAGTATTGTTTGAAAGATTGGTCATGCCTGACAAGTGCATTGAATGTTCTAGCTGTGGCTTCCCAATTTCTTGTTTTTTTCCCTTTCGGCAAAGGTGGTGGGTTTGCCATCTTCCTTAAAAATGCCTCAACTGCCTTGGGATAACATTGCATATTTATTCTGCCCTCAGCATTGACCCTTATCCCATTAGCATCAGTCAAAAGGTTTTTGACCCTTCCATTATCCCCATTGGGCACTGGTTTATACTGAAAGGGAGGCTGAGCAACATACTTCCCATCAAAAGGGTTAAGGTGTGCTGGGCAATGCTTGGGTGACAAATACCTCCAAGCCTTGGCCCCACAATCCCAAGCCAATCTCTGCCCACTGACCACTTGCTCTGAGCCTGCTGTTGGCTCTTCATTGGTTGTGGCCAATATGCTTGGCTCTTTGATGATAAGGTCTGTGCTTTCAGTCATATCTGTATTTAGCCCCAAGCCTCAAGAAGCTGCATAAGCCCTGACTGTTTATCCTTGAGGTCAGTGACCTCATCTTGCAAGTAATCAAGCTCTTCATGGAAGAAAGCCTCTTTGGGCAAGCTAACATCCACAGCCTTGCTGGTGCCATCCTGATAAATGAAGGTGGCAGTGAAGTACCCAGGATTGAAGGTTAGCTTCATATCCTTGTAATCAGGGCTGATTTCCTCAAGCCCTTCCCAATCTTTAGTGTTTGTCATTTTGCCCCTTCACACATAGCCAATTCTGCAAAACATCACTGTTATGGCTGGTTTCCAAAAGTTTCCAATTTTCAATTGTCTTGCAGTTGGGACAAATCTCCTGTCCTTGTGGGCCTATTTGTACAGTAGTCTTGGTACTAGCCCTTACATAAGGCACCTCCCAGCAGTGGCCACAGTCACACTTGGCAGACAGTGAGGCAGTTGCAAACTCGATTTCCTCTTCATCATCCATATCAAACCAAAGATTACTCATTGTTTCCCCCAACCAAGAGCTTGGTGTCCCGCTTGAGCCTTTCAAGTGCCTGGGTCATGGTATGAAGAGTTTCTTCAACCCTGATCTTGTCAGCAACAAGTTGCTGATGCTCTGCTTTTAATTGCTCGATACTTTCCTCATGCCGCATGACAGCCTTAGCCAAAACATTTGCTGTAATGGTTTCAGGGTCGATACCTACTACTGTTTCAATGTTCATAATTTCTCCTAAGTTAAGTTTACTTTTGTCAACACCAAGTCACCTTGCTCACTTCTGGCACTTTGCATGACCCAGCCCTCTGCCCTTGTGTTTTTCTTTCTGCAATAAGCATGAAAGCTGTTGTAAAGGTAAGTCACATTCCTATCACCCTTGGCAATCACCAAAGCCTTCCCAGGCTCTAATGCCTTCAAAGCCTCAAGCACCTTGGCCCATCTGCTCTGCTTGGGGCCAGTCATGAGCTTGATGTCATCCAAGGGCTTGACCTCAAAGCTGACCTCTGACTTGTCAAAGACTCTCTTGGCCTTTGGCAATAGTTGTGGCTCATCCTCATCATCACTCAATTCATCTGGCTCAATAGGCAAGCTCAACCCATACTTGGCCATTTCCTGCTTGACCCTATTTTCATTCCAGAAGCCTTCCAACTTTCTGGCCTTGGCAGCCTTGGCCATCATTCTGAAAGTTGGCTTCTTGTTGAAGGCAATGGCCTTGGCAGTGACCTCAGATATGAGGTCTTCTAGTTCCTTCTCAAGATTCATTTGGCCTCCTGTTTTTTTATCTGATCTTCCCAATAGTTCGCCCATTCCCAAAGTGCTTGCTCACCCTTTTCTGTTAGATAAACAAGGTCATTGGGATTGGCAATCACTAATCCCAATTTATGAAGAATGGAAAGCTCTTGCATCAAGGTTGGATAGTTGGGGTCTGCTGCTAGATAACAACTCATTTGGCCTCCTGTTGACTTGTGCCTTGCATGGTTTCAATCTCACTCAGCTTGTATCTTCTATGGCCCCCAGGGGTGCGGATAGCCTTTAGCTTCCCAGCCACTTCCCAAGCCTTCAAGGTGTTTGGATGTACACCCAAGAGCCTAGCTGCCTCAGCAATACTGATTAAGACCTCTGCCATGCCCTTATCTAGTATTGGCCTGTTGGATTTCATTTAGATTTGTTGGATTATTAGCAGAAATAAAACAGCCAGCCCCTTATGGGAAGGGCTGGCTGTCATGATGAGGCAATCTGCCAGTGGTTTTTCAGGAGGTCACTGGCACTCTTATCTTAGTATGGTGATTGGTAAAAAGAAAACAGGCTTGGGGGAGCATCCCCAAGCCTGCCTCAAGGCATGAAACCAGGGCAGCACCCCTGGCAATGTATCTAGGTCTTTGCTGGTCAGAATGGCAAAGAGTCAGGGACAAAATCCCCAAAGACTTCAACCTTGACCTTGAGATATTCTTCCAACACATGTGCCCTGATGACAAGCTCACTGCCCTTGAGGCTCACTTCAACCTTGCTGTCAGCTTGGTTGTGGCCACAATGACTGGTGCCAGGGCCTCTGGTGACATCCAGCTTATACCCTTGTGGATTGAATGCCAAGGGGAAGGTGGCTGTGTGATGGCCATAGGCAAAGATGATTGTTGATGTATCGGTCATGCTCTTAGTTAGTGTGCTGGCTTGTGGAAATAAAACAGCCCCAGACAGGAGCCTGGGGCTGTACAATGGGAGCATCAGGCATGGCACACACCATGAGAGTGCAAGATTATTTAGTGTTGGTGGGTGTGATTTTCCCAAGGCTGCCAGGAGCTTCCCGCTGTGCGGGGGTGCTGTGGTGCCGATCTTGGGGGCCTGATGGCTCCTGGGGCCAGCCAGGGGCAGTGCTGGGCCTTCTGGCTCAGGCAGCACCCAGGCCCATGTACCGATGCACTGTGCGGATTGAGCAACCCAGGGCTGTGGCAATCTCTGGGGGTGTCAGGCCCTTGGCCTTTAACTCAGCAGCCCTGGCAGGCTGTGCCTTGGTGGTGCCCTTGGCTCTGCCCTTGTAAATGCCCTGGCTCTTGGCTTCCCTGATGCCCGCTGCCTGTCTCTCAGCCCTGTATTCCAATTCCATCTGGGCAAAGCCCATCAGAATGGTTGCCATCATCTGACCCATCACACCACTCAAGTCAATGTGCTGGGTCACAGATACAACCCTGACCCCTTGGCCAGCCCACTGGCTGAGCAACACCATCCCATCAACCATCTTTCTGCTGATGCGGTCAAGTTTGTACACAATGACTGTCTTGATGGTGCCAGCTTGGATGCCAGCCTTGAGCCTGTTGAAAGCCTCCCTGTTGAGGGTCTTGCCACTTTCCTTGTCAGTGAACCACTCAACAGCCCCAGGAGCAATCCCAGACTTTTCAATCCAGCCCTTGACCTCAGCCTCTTGGCCATCTGTGTTTTGCTCTTCTGTGCTGACCCTGATGTATGCTGCAATGCTCTTTGCCATGATGCTCCTGTGTTGACTGCCAAGAGCTTAGACCCTTCCTTGCAATGTGTCAAGTAGGGTAGGCCCCATTTGGCACAGATTTCAGGGTCAATGAAGGGGTCAAGAATAAGGTTTATTGGCTGGAAAGCAGACCCCACCCTATTTGGCACTGACCCAGAGCTTGAGGTCAGGCAGACCCCAAGCCAATAGCAGCCAATTTAAGGGCCTTCAAGCCTGACCCTTCCCAGCCATTGACCTTGGCTCTGCAATGGCTCTGAGGGCTTCTGAGGGGCATTGGTGGGGGCTTTAGCGGCATGAGGTCAGGGCCTTTGGGATAGACAGCACTGCCCCCGCCCCCTGGAAAAGGCTGGGCTTGCCCTCCCCATTTTCTTTTTGCTTCCTTTAGGTCTTATGGGCTGGCAGATTAAGTCTGTACTTTTGCATTTGCCTCAATCTTGTATTTTCCTTCCTCCTGCTATGCAAAAGATGGTTGATTGCACTTGTGGTCAGGAAGTTGAAAGGGTTTTGCTTGGGGTCAATCTGGGCAGCCAGTCTCAAGCATACAATGACCACTTCTTGGATTGAGTCTTCTATTGGAAGATTGAAGTGATACTTCCACACCAGTCTTGTGGCAAAGAGGGTCAAGATTTCACCCAGCTTATTCCCATTGGCCTTGGGGTCAGCCTGATAGTCAGTGATTGCCTTGACAAGCTCTTGATTGGTTAGGTGCATGAAGTATAAATGAGAAAAGCCCTGGCTTTTGGCCAAGGCTTTCCACTCCCCCTTTTAACTGCCCATACCCTCATATTCGATATTTTGAGGGCACCCAATTTCTTGGGTGTAGTTTCTGGGCATTACTGATTGAGCCAATAGTTGCCAGCCTGCTTGGAAGCAATGGCCTGGGTTAGATTGGCCCTGTATTGATCTTCCTCTTGTTGGGCCTCAGCTTGTTTCAATGCAATAAACTTTTCCAGCCTTCTGGCCATCACCAGATATTCAGTTGGCAGAGCCAGCCTATCGGCCATCAGCCAGAGTGTTGTACTGATGGCTTCTGCCTGCTCTGCTGTGAGGTCAGGCATTATCTCTGATAGTTCCCATTCTGTCTGGCTGGGTGATGGCAATGTTTCCATGTGCCTATAAGAGTGTACTGACTTTTGATATTCAAAGGTCAGCAAGTCTGCCATGATTTCTGCTGTGCTGCTCATGAGGTTATTTAGTCTTCTGAGGGTCATTTCCAAAGCACCTACTACAAAGGGTGTGTGTGTCCCTGTGAGGGGGAGAAATCAGGCAGCCAGCCTCATCAGATAATCAGTCATTTCTTCACCAGTTGGCAGGATGATTGGCTCTGGGCATTCAAACTCTGGCACAATGACTTGATTTTGAGGTTTCCACCCAAGCACTTTGCTCCAATCAACTCCCTCAAAGGGATGAGCCTGGGGCTGACCTACTACAAAGGGTGTGTGTGTCCCTGATAGGGGAGAAATACAAGCAGCCTCATCATAAGCATCCTTGATATAATCCATGACTTTCTGGTTAAGTTTCCACTTGCAAGCTCTGCCAAAGGTATAACCCTGATCTTCCCAGACAATGCCCTCATATTCTTCAATGAGGTTTCTGGCTGCTGAGTACCTTGCAGGATTCCATTGTCTTTGGATATCACCCACTTGATACATTGACTCCCAGAGGGCTTGTATCCTTCTGGTTGGCATACTGCCATCTGCATTGATGTCATTGGTGCAATGGTAGAGAATGGCCAAAAGGATGCTGATGTCTTCTGGGGTCACTGCCACATTCTTATTAACCTGCACCTTGTCTTGACCTCTGGTGATTTGTTTGGCCAGTGGGATAAGTGGGGTTGGGTCTTGTACATGCTTGCCTCTGATTGATCCTTCAACCACCTTGATGATTGTCTTGGCCTCAAGGTTTTGGTCAGGGAAGGCAAACTTGAGGGCATTGACCTGGGTGGTGTTGGTGAATTCTTCCCATCTGGTGACAATCTCTCTTGGGATTTTTGCCAAGGTGCCACAAGTGACTTGTGTGACCTCTTGGCCATTCTTGGTCAATCTCATTGGCTGGCCCTTAACCTCAATCATTTCAATGTCAAAGTGGTGTTGATAGGATTGCAGCCAGGATTGGAGCTTCTTGAGCCAGTCACAGACTTCCTTGGGTGTCATGCTGTCTCTATCCAGAATGATGTACCCATGCCTGCCATTGCCATTGGTGCTAGGCTCATGATAGAGGTTTGGGAAGATGGTGCTGAGCCAGTTGGCACAGGCCAAGGCTCCCTGTGGGCTTCCTTTGCCCTGAGCCTTCTTGCAGTCAATGTCAAGCATGACCAGGATGCAAGTGTTATAGGGGTGTGCTGAGAAGTAGACAGTGGCATCACCCTTGAAGTGGTCGATGATTGCATGTTGAGGGAGTTTGTTGACCCAGGCCCTTTCACCCCTTCTGTATGCAAGGATGCGGTCTTCTGTGTTTTGTCTGCTGATACCTTTCTCAGTCAGATACCCATAATCAATGTCACTGATGAAGCCAAGGATGTGCTTGGCTGCCTGTCTGAAATTCTTATTGGTTTTTGATGTCGATGTTGATACTATACTCATGTGAAGTCTTTCTAGCTGGCTGAGGGGTAAGAAGCCTCAGCCAGCTTTTTTATTGTATCCCGCTGCCCTCAATTCTGATTCTTCAATGGATTAACCCATCTGGGTGTAATCCAGCCATCGGTGGTGACTTGGTACTTGGGGGCCAGTCTTCTCATTGCCAGCCTATAGACTGCCTTGGCCCCATTCTTCATTGTGGCATCACTGTCTTCCCTGACCTCTTTGCCAGCCTTGATGGCTTCCATGTATAGGTCATGTGGGTGGATGCTCTGACTGATTTCCGAAATCACAAAATGCTTGCTGACTCCCAATGGCTTGTGACCCATGTGTTGGTTGCCAGTGGTCAGATTGTCGATGATGATTCTGTCAACAATAGTGCTGCTCATGTTGATCTTTCTGCCCTTGAGGGCTGTTGATGTTTTACTTGCTCAGGCTCTTCTTGATGGCCTTGATTTGTGCTGGGCTATAGAAGAGCCTCTTTCCGATCTTCACTTCACCTTTGGGCAAGACCTCATCCTTGTTGACTGCCCGCCAGAAT